GGAAAGGTTCACCCACACCTTTAATTACAAATTAGTCTACAAAGTTTGCTCTGCTTCAGTATAAATACAGATAGTTTTAGCAGTGTATTCACCTTGTGCACCTTGTTTAGTCTGAACATTTAAGCCTAATGAGCTTAGTTCAGGATTTGCCTTAATTCTGGCAAATGTATCCTTATGTACAAGCACAGCTATTCTGGAGTCATTATCCCATTGTTTAAACCAAGGAGTTTGTTCACCACTTTCTGTAACCACTGTGTTTAGGTTAAGCATATCATAACCTAATGTTCTTTTAATCTCTGACAAGTTTGCCATATTCTATTTAATTTAATGGATTAATACTCCAATTTAGTGAGGGTTTTGAGCAAGGGATTTTCTTTTAAAGGAACATATCTATTTACTCTACCATTTCTCACTCTACTTCAACTAGGGTTTTGAAAAAAGAAAGGGAAGATAAGACACTTGTAGAAGCTATCAATGTCTTACCTTTTATCCCTATGCACCAGCTTCGGTACACCTTTAGAGCTGACCTTCCACAATCTAGTCTGACATATTTCTATGTTCTCTAGTTGTAGGCCACTTTGTAGCACTCCTTATATTAGTGAGGGTTTTGAGCTAAGCAGCTCATTTCTCAGTCTACTTCACCTCAAGGACAAAAAAAAGAAGATGAGCCTATTGCTCATCCTCTTCTGCTGTAGCTAGTATATCTATTAAGATATCTGTATAGCTGTCGTTTATCATGTCTTGCATGTCTATTATATTTAAAGATTAATACTAGTAATAGGTGAGGGTTTTTAGATAAGGTTGAGAGATAAAAATAACACCAATGAATTTCTCCATTGGTGTTATAGTTGTTACAAGGTAGCCTCAGCTTCAGCAACAGCAACTATGCGTATAGCTGTGTATGATCCTTGAGCACCAGTCTTCTCTTCTGTTTGAAGCACTAGGTTAGACATCATGTTGTTAGCCTTAATCTTGGCTAATGTGTCTTTGTGTAATGATACAGCTATTCTGTTATCATTGTCCCAATGTCTCATCCACTCTGTAGGTTGATTGTCCTTGTCAAGAGCAGTGTTCAGGTTTAATACTGAATAGTTCAATCTTACTTTAATCTCAGCAATTGTTGCCATGGTGTTTGTTGAGCACGTATTTAATGTCCTTGCAATTAGACTGTTGAATTAAATTAATACTCATAATCAGTGAGGGTTTTGGTGCGTAGCACCAAGTCAAAGTTGCTATTGTTTTGATACATAACATTACATTATATATACTAACACAAGTCAACAGACACCCAAGCCTGAGCCCAGCAGGACACAGACAAAGAACAACAAGACATAAAACTCTCAGTAGACTCACAAGACTAGGTAAACCTAAGTCAGTAAGATTGCTCTCCTTTTCCTATATAAATATAGGGCAGGAAATACTTTAGTTCTATTTAGCCCTAGGGGGGCCTTGTAATCCTAAATCTTGGTGGGGGTCTTGATCTAGGGAGGATCACACTTTCATAAATTACCAAATTTAAACTCCATTTAAAATTTTAAAAAATTTTTACTAACATAATAGGGTATGGGTTGGGGGTAGGGGGGAAGGGAAAGGAATTTATTCATTATTTATTGTTGTGTAATTAAATATTATTATTAACTTTGCTAAATATTAATCTGAACACTATGGCCAAGACTCTATCTCAAAGAGCTAAAGAATTAAAGGAAGAGACTCCAGAAAGCCTTAAGAATAGTTATCCTTTATATCCTATTGTAAGGAGAGAAGTTACAGACAATGGTATTGAGTTTAGTACTTTGGTTAGGAAGAAATATGATGGTAAATACTATTTGATTCCTATGAGATATGCTGACCCTGCAGAAGCCAAAGCTATTCATGGCATTCACTCTAATGTACATAGGTATCTTATGTTAGGAGTGTTGAACAGACAAGATGTAATTGACAATGATCAGATTAATGAAGTACAAAGATTAACTAATGTAAAATAATATATTATGGCTGACAATATCCCTAATGAAAATGTAGAAGAATTTAATAACTCTTCTTTTAATGTAGAAGCAAGTTACTATCCTGGTATAAAGAGTGTTAATCCTACTTTTATAATAAAATCAGGTAGAGAACTCAGGAATGCATATATAAGTAAGGCCTATGTAAAACAATTGTTAGATTGGGTAGACACAGGTGTAGACCCTACAAAAGTATCTGAAAAAACAAAAAAAGAATTGATGGTACAGTGGACTAAAGAATCTGAAATTACTTTTCCTGGAGAAGGTGACTACACTGTAAGAATATTAGATGAAAATGGGGATGGAATAATTTCAGACTCTGAGGTGACTTACTTCAGAGAAGACGAAGAATTTTTAAAAGGAGAACCTGAGGAAGAGGAAGAAGAGTCTGAAGAAAGACCTGAAACATCAATATAAATTGTAATATATGAAGATAATACAAAAAGGAATTGTTGGGTTAAAAGATGCCCAATATTATATTTATCACTTAAGCATTATTAATCCCTTCTTACCAATAGAACTTACTCCAAAAGAAAGAGAAGTTCTTGGAACATTTATGTCATTTAAAGGGGACCTCGCTGAGAAGGATAGATTTGGAACTACATTTAGAAAGGAAGTAAAAAGCATACTTTCTATGTCCGATGGTGGATTATCTAATCATATCTCTTCTCTTAAGAGTAAAGGTGCAATCAGAGAAGATTTAGGAGGAATTATCCAAGTTGCTGGTATACTACTTCCCGAAGAGAAACAACAATTTTATCAATTTAAAATAGTAAAAGAATGAAACAGACTTTAATTTATGACATCAATGTCTTACCAGAAGAATCTACTTTAACAGTAGACAAAGTAATGGAAATTTATCAAACAGAAAGAATATTATTTTGGGACTCTAGAGGAAGTACTCCTGGAGTAGATTGTAGACCTCAAGTTTATACTTTGCCTGAAGATATGCCTATAACTATTGTAGAAATAAATTCTAAAGAGGGCAGTGCCCTTTTAAAAACTTTTAGGTAATGAGATTATTAAATGCCGATTTAATTGAAGAGTACTATCAAGCTATAAGAGGGAAGTACCCTGATCTTACAAAGGAACAATGTATTGAAGTTTGTTCTGCTCCTTTTATTGAAGTAAGGAAAGGAATTGAATCTGGTACATTTGTTAATATAAGATTACAATTTTTTGGTACATTTGTATCTTATCCAAAGAAGTTAAATTATCATTTACAGGTCTATGCTAAAATGTTTAAGGAACAAAGAATAGCTCCTTTAAATTATTTTAAAAAGAAAGAACAACTAGAGTCAGCTATTAAACGAAAAGAAATAGAAAATGAAAGCAAAAGTAAATTATAAAAACATTAAAGCTTATATTCAAGGGCACTTAAGAGAGAAACTTTTCTTTAGTAAAAGGTTTAATTGGTTACTTCCTTTACATGTATTCGAGCAGATTAATTATAGATTATTTGTTATGAATAAAGATTGCTATAATAATGGAGAGTGCATACATTGTGGATGCTCTACTCCTGCACTTCAAATGGCAAACAAAACTTGTGATGCAAAATGTTATCCTGTAATGATAGATGAAACTGACTGGTTAATCTACAAAAAAGAGTATAATATTGAATTTAAGTATTGGAATATAAGAAAGTCAAGAGATTTTGAATTAAGAATAACGCACTGTAAAAACTTTTAAGATATGAGTCACTGGGAAAAATCAGAAATTAATTTAGGGATAATAAAAGCAGGTTCCCCTAAAAAAATAATCTTTAGGTCTTTAGAAAGTATACCTACGATAAAATTAATACTACCTTATTGTGGATGTACTGCAACTAAATATGATGAACAAACCAAAGAATTAGTAATTACTTATAGTAATTCTAATATTCCTGATCAAGTCCAAGGGGCCCAATCAGTTACAAAAAGAGTTGACATTCAATATGAAGATGGAACAACAGAAATACTAACTATTAAAGCAACAAGGATTAGATAATGGCAAATAAACTCACTATAACAGACTATATAAGACTAGCTAAGGCTAATCCAACAGTAGAAAAGGAATTCGAGTACTTTAAAGAGTACATTTTTAACAGAACTTTGGTTTGGGAAGGTGTAAAAAACCCTAAAGCAGGAGGAAGTCTTCATAATGTTGCTGGAGATTCTGGAGGTTGGACTCTTTGGGGGATTGCTTATAATCACAACAAAGAAATGTTTAAAAATCTTGATGATTTTAAGGATACTACCTATGAAGAAGCTGCAGCTATTGCTTATACCAAGTATTATAGAGCAATAAATGCATTTATTCTTCCTCTTGAAGCAAGACTTATGTACTTTGATACTGCTTATAACATGGGAAATGCTAGAGCAATCAAAATAATGCAAGGTTGTGCAAAAGTCCCACAAGATGGAATCATTGGACCTGCAACTAGGGAGAAAATGCTCCATGTAACTGAAGAGTGTCTATATCTTGCAAGAAACACAGCCTATAATAATCTTGTAAGAGTAAATATTAAACTTAAAAAGTTTTTAAAAGGCTGGTTAAACAGATCAATAGCAATCTTTAAAGTATAAACTATGCTACCAATTCAATTAGAAATTTATTTCAATACAGATGAGACTGATAACCTAGAAAAAATGGGGTTAACTTCTCATGTAACTAATTGTGAAACAAGATTAATGACTTTCTTTAAGATAGATGCTATAGGTATTGCTAAAGAACCTGATGGTTTTGAGTATGGTATAATCTATTCAGCAGCTGATAACTTTGCTAGTGTACTTACTTATCAAGAGTTAAAACAGTTACTTAATCCTCAACAACAAACTATATGAGTTTACTATTTACAGTAGAGAGTAAAGTAGTCTCTCCTACAACACAAGTTTTACTTATACTTCCATTCAAAGAAATATGGGAAAGAGATGAATCTGCAGATAAAAGATATGCTATAGAAGACTTCTCTTATATTGAATTCATGGCATCTATTCAGAAATCTAATCCTTACTCAGGATACTCTGAAGACCAGAGACCTGATAAGATTATAAAAGATATAATCACAAGGGCAGAGTGGGACCAAAATGATCCTTTACTTCTTAGAGGTATTGCTAAGCTTAAAGAGTTTCAAGCTGAAGCTTCTGTGACTTATAATTACTATATGGCTGCTAAATCAGCTGCTGAAAAGATGCAACAGTTCTTTATTGGATTCAGCATGAATGATGTTAATCTCAGAACAGGTGCACCAATCTTTAAACCTAAAGATATAACCTCAGCTTTAAATGATACTTCTAGAGTACTAGAAAACTTAAATACTCTTAGAGAAAAGGTTGACAATGAGGTATTTGAAGAAGTCAAAAATAAAGGACAGAAAATAGTAAGTCCATTTGCAGACCCTGGAAGTTTAAAATAAAATACTATCTTTACACTTTATTATTTAATAATTTAAATTTAAAACTACAGAATTAAAAATATAACTACATAGTCATGGCTAAACAAATGCTTAAAAGAAAAGATGGTTCTACCTCACAAAAAGGTCTTTGGGATAACATTAGAGAAAATGCAGGTTCTGGAAAGAAACCTACAACTGCTATGTTAAAGCAGGAGAAAAAGATTAAAGCCAAAGGTAAATAATTATGGGTCATTGGGGACATACTTGGAAAAAAGGGACTACTAACTGTAAAGAAGAGCAAGAGTGTAAAATAACTTCTTCTTTATTTATAGAACCTGTAAAACCATTATACAAAGTAAAAACTTGCTACACTTTTTTTGCTTGTGAAGAGGACAAAAAATATTCTTTTTATATTGGTAAAAGAAATAGTACTTCTTACAGAACTTACTCTAAGACTAGGTTATTATTTTCTTTACCTAAAAGATTAAATCTACTAACTGTATGAGTCAATTAGGAGCAATTAGAAACCCTGATGGGATTTGGATAAACACAGAAGTGTTTAGAGAAGAAGCTAGAAAGTTTCAGAAGTATGGTTCATACTGTCTAGATCCTTGGGGTTCCCCTGATTGGTTTACTTATTGGCAAGAACAAAGAGCTAGGATAATTAATGGTCATTCAGTAGGAGGAGTTAAAGTCACTGGAGACCATTATTTTTATCTTAATTTCTGTCCTATTCTAAAGGCAGAAGATATGAATGCTAAAAAATCTGCTAAGATTACTGACTTCCCTGACTTTTGGGATGGAGATTATAATTACTTTTGGGCAAGAGAAATTGCTTTTAATGGTATTGTAGATGGACTAGGAATACCTGTAACTGAATCTACAAATCTTTCTGACTTATTTACTGGGTTACAATTAGGAGTTAAGATTGAAGAGTCTTACTTAAATGGAGGTTATAATCTTATTGTAGGTAAATCTAGAAGGAAAGGTTACTCATATAAGAATGCTGCTATTGCAGTTAAGAATTACTTGTGTTATCCAAGGTCATTAACAATCTTTGCTGCTTATGAAAAGAAATTCCTTTATCCTAAAGGTATCTTTACAATGTCTTCTAACTACCTCAACTTTATAAATGCCAATACAGCTTGGGTTTATCCTAAAGATACTGTAGATAAAATGGACCACGTTAAAGCTTCTACTATTGAATACAGAAGTGGAGTTAAGATTGAGACAGGATTTTTATCTGAGATAATGGCTTTAACCTTTAAAGATAATGCAGATGCCGCAAGGGGTAAAGATGCTAGAGATGTAATCTTTGAAGAGTCTGGAGCTTTTGGTACTCCTGGATTACTTAAAAACTCTTATGCTGCTACTCAAGATTGTGTAATGGCAGGAGCAATTAAAACAGGTATGATTACTATCTTTGGTACTTCTGGAGATATGGAAGGTGGTACTGCAGATTACTCTGAAATGCATTCTAATCCCCTTAGGTTTGGTATGTTACCTTTTCAAAACATTTGGGATGAAGACTCTGAAGATTTAAAATGTGGATTCTTTCATCCTATTACTTGGAACATGGAAGGTTACTATGATGAGCAAGGTAACTCAGATACTCAATCAGCTAAAGCTTTAGAACTTGCTCAAAGAAAACTATTACTTGATAATGGTGCTACTTCTGCTGATATTCAAAAGAGAATGCAAGAAAAACCTTTGGGCCCTTTTGAAGCATTTGGTATGGTTAGTGTAAATAACTTTCCTGTACTTGAATTAAAGAGACAACTTGAAATAGTTAAAGCAAAGAATCTTCACATGATTATGGGAACTCCTGTTAAACTATTTTATGACTATGACTCTAAAAAAGTTAAAGCAGAACCTATTCTTGATGGCTCAGCTAATGTAATTTATAGACAAAAGCCTGACAATACTTCTTTAGAAGGATGTCCTGTAATATATGAATATCCTGCTGAAGTGCCTCAAAGAAATGCTTACAAAATAGGTTATGACCCTTATAGACAAGCACAAGGTACTTCTCTTGCTGCTGTTTATGTATATAAGAGTGTCATTATTGGAGATAGAACTAAAAGAATAATTGTAGCAGAATATGTAGGTAGACCTGGAGAAGCAGATGATGTAAACTACATTTGTAGATTATTTGCTGAGTTATACAACACTACTATTATGCATGAGAATGAGGTAACTCATGTTAAAGATTACTTCAGAAGAAGAAAACAATTACACTATCTAGCTTATCAACCTGATGAAGTTATAAAGAAGAATGTTAAGAATTCTAAAGTAAATAGGTTATATGGTTGTCACATGATAGACCAACTTAAAGATGCAGGTGAAAAATATATTAAATCTTGGTTATTAGAAACTCTTGACTTTGATGATGAGGGTATGCCTATTAGAGCATTAGATCAAATTTATTCTATTGGATTATTAGAAGAGTTAATTAGTTATAATAGAAAGGGAAACTTTGATAGGGTCATGGCACTTATGCAAGTTATGTTTCAAGATCAAGAAGACTTACATGGAAAAGAATACCAACCAAAATCAAAAGGAAATGCTAAAGCAAAACAACTTTTAGATATGATGGGAACTATGTATGTAAAAAATAATAGTAGAAATGCTCTACAGTCATTAAAATAATTATTACTTTTGTGAATACTTATCTTTTAAGCAAATGAATCAGCCAGTTACACAACCTAAAACATATTCTACTGAAAGACTCAGTAGGAAAGAGAAAGAAGAAAACAATTTTCTTTGGTACAGAGAGAAGATTGATATGTATGATACTAAAGCTAGCTTCTTATCTATTGGATATGGAGGTATCAATGAGTATAAAAGAATGAGGGTAAATTATGATTTATTTAATAACATAATTGACCTCTCTGACTTTGCTTATGTAGCTAGTCCTTATGGAGCTGACCAGGGAGAGATGCCAGCTCAAATGGCAAATAGGGATATTTGTTCTTATAGAGTCAAAGCTTTAATTGGTATGGAAATGAAAAGACCTTTTGGTTATAGAGTCATTGCCACTAATAAAGAAGCATCAAATAGAAAAGTAGAAGAAGAAACTAAAAGAATAACTGACTTTGTTGTTAACTCTATAATGGCTCCCATTACACAACAAAAAGAAGAAGAGTATCAGGCTCAAATGAAAGGCAGAGAACTTACTGAACAAGAGTCTCAACAAATGCAAGAAAAAATGCAAGCTGATATTCAAGCTGCAACTCCTGATAAAGTAAGAGCATACATGAAAAGGGACCATAGAGACCCTGCTGAAGTACAAGGACAACAAATTATTAATTACTTGATTAAGAAACTTGATGTTAAAAAGAAATTTAATAATGGTTGGAAACATGGTTTAATCTCAGCTTATGAAGTTTATTGGTTAGGAATAATTAATGGAGAACCTGCAATAAAAGTTGTAAATCCTATTAGATTTTCTTGTGATAAAGCTTCAGACCTTGATTACATAGAACAAGGAGAATGGGCTGCAGCAGAATACAGAATGCATCCTTCTCAAGTTGTACAAACCTTTGAACTTACTAATAAAGAAATAGATAGTCTTTGGAGAAGTTACACTCATCATAATACTCAAACAGTACATGACAATTTATTTAATTTTGATGAATATGTAAACCATGAAGATAGTAATACAATAAGAGTATTACATTGTGTATTTAAAGGCCTTAGAAAAATAGGTTGGTTAGATTACATAGATCAAGATGGAGTTCTTCAGACTAAATTTATGGTTGATGAAACTTATAAGCTTGATAAAGAAAATGGAGATGTAAAAATTAAGTATGAATGGATTCCTGAAGTATATGAAGGATATAAAATTGGTGCTGACATTTACAAAGAAATGAGACCAATTCCAGGGCAATTTAAAGATATGGATAATATCTATAAATGTAATTTACCTTATTATGGTGCAATCTATGATAGTGTAAATTCTCAACCTACTTCTGTAATGGATAGAATGAAAGTCTATCAGTACTATTATAATATTGTAATGTACAGATTAGAGTTACTCTTGGCTTCAGATAAAGGTAAAAAAATCTTAATGAACATTAATGCTATTCCTACTGACTCTGGAATAGATCTTAAAAAATGGCAATACTTCTTTGAGAGTACTCCTTTTATGTGGTACAATCCTGATGAAGAAGGAATGAATCAAAGTGATGTTAATACTATTGCTAAAACTCTAGACTTGTCTTTAGCATCTGACATTCAGAAATATATTCAACTTGCAGATTACCTAGAACAAAAATGTGGTAAGTCTGTAGGTATTACGGACCCTGTTCTTGGACAGACTTCTGTATCTGAAAGAGTAGGAAACAATCAACAAAATTTAGTTCAAACTTCTCACATGCTTGAACCTTACTTTGACTTACATAACTGTATTAAAAGAAATGTTCTTCAAGGATTACTTGATGTTGCTAAAGTGGCTTATGCATCTTCTGACAAAAAGAATATTACTTACATTTTAGATGATATGTCTATAGAGATGTTACAGATGGATATAAACTTGCTTGATGAAAGTACATTAGGTTTATTTATGGAAGACTCTTCTATGTCAGAAGAAATTAAACAAACTATTCAGCAGTTAGCTCATGCAGCTATGCAGAATCAAAAAATTGAATTATCAGATGTA